TATAAAAAATCAATATTACTTAAATAACTGTCAAATGAACTCAACCCTTGTGCATTACCATAAAATGAGTTAATAAAGGTTCTTAAACCACTTACAGTAATAACACTATATTCTAAATTACTTCCATTAGAACTAGATTCTTCAATTTCCATTTTTATTGTATCACCAACATTCAATGTAATACCGCTAGTAATTAAATTATTTGATGTCGGTAAAGTAGATAATGGACCTATATTACCATTAAAAATTACTTGTGAGAAAACTGTTTCAGGTGTAGTAGCATCATTTTTTATAAAATTAATTTTAACCACAAAATCTTCAGCAGACGCACTAATATTCTTTAAATTAATTCTTGTTGTTGATCCGAAAATATATCTAGTTAACTCTTGAGCGGTATAACGATAATTTAAAATGTCATATCCACTTGGATTAGAATCCTTTACTATCGTATTAAACGGTATTACTTGATTAGTACTTAATCCAACAAATGCGGTATTAGTGAAAATCCCAACAGTAAAGTTTCTATTATCATTAGGATTATTTATTTCTTGTTTATTGAAATAATAATTAGTGTTAAACTCCTTATAATAATTATTTATGAATGGATTATTTATACCATTACTATAATACATCCCACTAACCCTCAAGTAAGTTCTGAATAAATTAGAACCACGTCTTTCAAGGGAAAATTGTTCATTTGAATTAATGGTATAATTATATAAACCCTCAATTGACCCTTTATCTTTACTTTGAAGATTTATTCTTAACTGGTTATCTTTATCAGGAGCCCCAATATATTTTACATTAGGTAATAATATTTTTTTATTTTCCATTTATTAATTTATTTCATTATATATGAAGTCCCTTAACTTCCAGAATTGATTACAAAAGAAATAATAATTTGTTACATTATTATCATATTGATTACGTTCTTGTGAATGTTCAACAATATCAAATATTTCATCAGTTATAGGGTATAACATTAAATCCATTTCACTTAATTTAGGGGCATTAACACCACCATCATTAGTGTCAAAAATATCCTTAAGCGTTTCAATAGGGTAAAATGAACTATCGTATTTAGTAGCTTCAAATGTAGGTAAATACATATTACCAACAATCAATGGAAATACAGTACCTGTAGGTACTTTGTAAAACTTTATTGATACATTATCTAAACGACAACTCATTCTATCGAAAAGAAATAATGTTTGTATCCTAAAGTATACAATATCACCATCACGTAAATCGTAATTTTGATCAATAGTAAATGTCACCCCCCAATCAATCCACTGAAAACCAACTCCACCCGTTTGAAAAAATTCATCCAATTCTATATTCACACCATTACGATATAACATTATTGAAAGTTTATGAACAGCATTGGTACCCTTTCCCCATAACTTAAAATCCATTCTACCTTTTATTTTAAAAGTACCGGCGTTCCCATTATTAACCTTAAAATAACTATTTGTAGCCCCACCAAAACCCCAACTACCAATATTATTATTATTGAAATAATCTACAAAATCAAAACCTGTGTTAGAACTACCAGTCCTACCTATTACACCATTAGGATATAATCCAGTGTCTAAATTACCTTGTTTTTGGAATTGTGTATGCCAACCATAAGGTCCGTCATCATCTAATGGTAATACATTCGGTCCTAATTTACTCTCAGGTGAATTAACACCTACAGTGCTTATAAAAGAAACTAATTCTATATCACCGCTTAATGGTTTTGTCGAGTATAAATTAGGTAATGGTGAATACATACTTCTTAATAAGATATCATTGTATTTTAAATCACTCATACCATTATTTTCAATATTTAATGCTGAGTAATAACCGTACTTTGTCCATTGACTTGCTATTGTATATATATTACTACGTCTATTCTCATAATCCCAATTTAACTCCGCACCATTCCTATATCTAGTTCCAGCATTTTGTTCAGGGTATGGATAATATGTCGGATCTAATGAATTATAAAAACCATTAGGAAATGGTGAATGGGGATAATATTGAGCATTATATTTAATATCATACTTAGTAACCGTAGTTAAACCTGTCGATCCATCTAATCCAATTTGTTCAACCAAATCAGCACTATTATTTAAATTAAATCCAACCGCAGACGCTCTTGAATATGTCTTACCATCGTTCAAATTAACACTAACTTGATTATTAGTATAAATCATTAAACAATAAGGTGTTTTAGTTGGAATTCCGGTTGGGTTACGAGTAAAATCATCATTAGTTTTATACCAATTACCTTCTTCATCTATATTATATCTATCCCACTTACAAGGGATAACAGCATAAAATGATCCATCAAGAAATACATCAGCAGAAACATCTGGATTATCAACGTCATAACCATCAAGTAAAAACGAAACCTTACCACCCATATTTTGTTTTGATGTGGCTAACGCCATATTATTAATAACATATGTCGGTTCTATTGAATTAAAAACACTATAATCGGAATAGAATGAACCTATTATATAATTACAAGGTTGATATTTATAATCCAATTTATAATCGTATCTATTAATACCAATTTCACAAATATCATTATCACCAAAAAATGATTTTACTTGTACCTGAACCCCTCTAGAAATTAAAGTACCACTAGACCCGACATTTTTATCATCATTTGGAGATTGTTTTTGTATTACAGAAACATTATCACCTGTTTGATTTTTTACACTAGTTCCACCACCAAAATTACTAAGAGTTGCACCTGTAGCAATTACAGTAGTACCACCACCTTCACCACTACCTGATATATTACCAACATTAATAGTTTGACCTTTAGTACTACCCGTAACTATTTTTCCCCCATTAGCACTTTTAGGACTTAGATTTACTTGTTGATCCGATTTAAAATCACTTTTATTTTTTTGTCCTGTAGCTAATTGTTGAGCTGGTGTTGTACTTAATGAACCCGCATCCGTACTATCAAAGTTCATTAATAAATCACCACTACCTAATGGAATACCAACTAATACATAATCACCGTTTTTATTGGTTGATGTCACATATTTAAAATATTTTTTGTAAACATATTCTAAAGCAGAATTAGCTAAAACCTCATCCTCACTTGGAAATCCACCAACAGGGTAATGGTTTTTATTTACCTTATAATTAGGTAATAAGGGATAATCCGAACTAACAATACTACTATAAATGGTACTAATTAATACATTATTTGTATCGGTATCATCTAAAGGTGTTATAAAACCAATTTTAACATTTTCCATTGGAAAATTATTACTATCAACAACCCTACCGATAATAACACCCCAATCACTACAAGGATTAGGGTAAACATCTGTCCCATAAACACTTAAAGTTAAGATATCGAGAATATCAAAATCTTGCTCGATATTTACTTTTAAGTATTGATTTTGCTCAGGAAGTATTTTAGTTTTAATTTTATATTTCATTATATATATAAATAAAAGATTTTCAAAAAATATAAATAAATATATTTATTAAATATGGCTAGTATAGGTATATTTTTTCCATTCACAGAAAGTGAAACTGAATTTGTTAAGCAAACAACAACAACTAATGATGAAATACGTTCATCTTTAACACATTTATTATTAACTAATAAAGGTGAGAGGTATTATAATCCAGATTTTGGAACAAATCTTAGGAATTTCATATTTAATCCGAATGATAATACCACATATGACGCTATGAAAGAAGAAGTAAAAACCGCTGTTACTAGATATTTCCCACAATTACAAATAACGGATATAGTGATAAACACAGATCCAAATAACGAAAGAAATGTAAATCTTCAAATTAAATATATAAATAATGCTTCAATATTCGGTAAGCAAGATACAATTAATATAACAATATAATGGCAGAAAGAAAAATATCATACGCAGAACGTGAATTCACAGGTTTAAGAAATGAACTTATTGGTTATGTTCAAACTTATTACCCTGATTTAATTACTAATTTTGGTGATGCTGGTTTATTCTCAGTATTAGTAGATATCAATGCAGCCGTTGCGGATAACTTAAACTTCCATATTGATAGAAGTATCCAAGAAACTTACCTTCAATTCGCACAACAAACAAATTCAATCTATAATATAGCAAGAACATATGGATTAAAAATACCAGGGAATAGACCTTCAGTCGCCGTATGTCAATTTAGTATAAATGTCCCTGTTGATGGTGATAAAGAAGATGTTAATTATTTAGGTATTCTTAAAGCAGGTACTAAAATTAGTGGTGGTGGTCAAGTATTTGAAACAATAAATGATATTGATTTCTCCTCAACAATTAACTCAAATGGCGCTCAAAATAGATTAAAGTTACCTATTTTTGATACGAATAATAAAGTAGTTTCATATCAAATTATTAAAACTGAAATTGTTGTAAACGGTGAAACAAGAACACTTAGACAAATTGTAAATACATCAAATGTTAAACCATTTTTTCAAATTATTTTACCTGAAAGAAATGTTCTTTCTGTTAGTTCAATAGTTGTTCAAGATGGAACATCAATTACAACAATACCAGAAGATTCCGTATTTTTTGATGATAACCAAAGGTGGTTTGAAGTAGATGCATTAGCACAACAAAGAGTTTTTATTGATGATCCTAACCTACCTGTTGTGGACGGTATTAGACAAGGTAAATGGGTTAAAACAAATAAAAAATTTATTACGGAATATACACCAGAAAACTTTATGATTATTACATTTGGTGGTTCTGAAACAGATAATGACGCAATAACACAATTTACTTTAAATGAGTTTAATATTGATTATAATGAACTCACTAATAACCCAACATTAGGTTTAACACCAAAAGCAAACACAACAGTATTTGTTAAATATAGAGTGGGTGGAGGACAACAATCAATCCTTAACCCTAACACCCTTACAAGAATTACATCATCCAATTTTTTAGTTAATGGTCCTAACTCAACCATTAATACAGCAGTATCTAATTCATTAAGTGTAACAAATGTTACTTCTTCATTAGGTGGAGCAAATCAACCAACAATAGAAGAAGCTAGAAATTATATTGGATTTAATTTCGGAGCTCAGGAAAGGTGTGTAACTCTTGAAGATTATGATTCGCAAATATTTAAAATGCCAGGTAAGTTCGGAGCACCATCTAAAGTTAGTGTTACCAAAACAGGTAATAAAATAAATGTCAATATTCTAACCACCGATGTAAATGGTAATTTAACAAGTAATATTAATTCAAACATCGCAAATAATATCGCAACCTACTTATCACAATATAGAATGATAAATGATTATGTTGTTGTTCAACCAGCTCAAGTAGTAAATCTTAGCTTTATATTAGATGTGCAATATAATAAACAATACACACCAACCGATTTATCATCAGCGATTGTAACAAACATCTCAAATATTTTTGATAAATCAACCTTAGCTTTAGGTGATGATGTTTTTTTAGGGGTTGTTAAAAATGCAATTATGAATACACCAGGTGTGTTAAACTTAACATCACTTAAAGTTTATAATAAAGTGGGTGGTATTTATTCACAAAATACATCAGTTCAAACCGTGGCTTCCGATGGTGAAATACAAATAACAGAAGAGATAATACTTGCCGATGATAATCAAATATTACAAATACTAAACCCTTCTATTGATATTGTAGTTAGATTAAAATAATTAGTACATCGTTAATATAGCGTCATCTATTTCTTTTTCACTTACTTTAGATAATATTCTTAAAATATCTTTTTCAGTATCAATAGAAACCCTATAACCTTTTTTAGTGTATTTAATAATTCTGGAAATTAAAGATGCCGGCGCCTTTAACGCTTTATTTATAACTATTTGTTTAGTTTTAATATCTTTAAAAAATCTTTCATCATAAACCATTTGTTTTTTGTTAATATCAACACCACACATCACACAAGTAAAATCAAATTTATTTATTATTTCATTAACATCACCAAATGAATATTTAGATGGGTTTATAATTTGATATTTTTTATTTTCAATAGTGAATGTTATAGCATTTATAGTAGTATACTTACTAAAACTTTTTTTTAATACATAATCTAAATTACTCATATCATTGATGGCTTTTTCATAATCCTTTTCATTTGAAAACCAAATATCAAAGTCATTTATTTTTTCATCTAATATTAAAGATGTTAATGCACCACCAGCAATTATTGCATTATTATTAGATAATATTTTTAAAACATCATTATCTATATGTAAATTAAATAATCTGTCTATTATTGATAAATTATAGTCATCTAAAAATAGATTTGATTTTATACTGAGAAAATCAAAAATATTAGAATTGTAAGAATTGTCACTTTTATCCCAAATAAATAATCTTTTGTCACTTGTTAACTGAACAATAAACTTACTAAATTGACTTTCATATGTTAGTTTTTTAGATAATACCAAGAAAAATATATCACCATTTTCTGTATATCTATCCCATTGATTACCTATTTCAGAGGATATACACCATTTAGTTCCTTTACCATATAAACTCATAGCCTCCATAGTAAAAACCCTTTTTACAATAAAATCTTGATTTTCATAAATTACTTTAGAACCATCATTTTTAATTTTTTCTTCCCTCTCTGTTTCAGATTCTAACCCATCAACATAAAAGATAAAATCATTAATTGTTTTAAATGAAAAAATATCTCTAAATCCAACTGGTATTTTATCAATTAATCTCTTATGTTTTTGACACATAAAATTAATTGATGGGTGTAAATCACCATCCTTACACACTACATTTAACCACTTTTTGTACTTTGAATCAATTTCTAAATTATTCATATTTGTTATTTATTTTTAAGGTATATAGTATCATTAACATTATATTCGGTATTACTAAATACCGTATAATTGAGTGTGTCATTACAGATAGTATATTTATAATATCCCACCCTTTCTTCTTTTGTTTGTATTATACAGAATAATATTGAACTAAATAATAATGTTTTCATATATAAAATATATTAAAATAATTTAGTAAAGACAAACATTTTCCCCCTTTAAAAATTAAAAAAAAAGGCGGTATAATAACCGCCTTTTAATAACCACATTTTAAATTTTAAGAAGTTATAGAAGATCTCATAGCTTCCATTATATCGGCTGGTATTTCACATCCGTTAGGTCCGCTACAAGAAACAGCTCCCATAGTATCCATATTAACATATTCAGGTTTTTTAATGGCTGTATTAAAGTTAAAATCCCTTTGTTTTAATTCACGATTTACTCTAACCCATTTGTGGTATAAATGTAAATCTTTAAGACATAGTATCATTTCTTTAACATCTCCTTTGAAGAATCTCTTAGCGAATTGTTTAGCTCTTCTAATCCAATCTTTCTTAATTAAACCTTCAACCCTTGTTCCTTGTAATTTTAAATCTCTTTTATTAACATAATCACAAGCTTCCCATAAATTACCATCAAAAGCATGTAAACCATCAACAATTAAACCTGAAGCGAAGAAAGCCGCATCATCATACTTATTATATAATTCCTCACCTGATAATACCGATGTAAATGGTGCTTGGTTGAAATCTTTATCACCTGTTAAAGGTAAGAATGAAACAGCCGCGAAATCATATCTATTATTAAACAAATAATCTTCCACCATATCGTAATCAGAATAATCCAATTCAACGGTGTTTGAAACCGAATGTCTTAAATACGGTTGAACATTTCTTTCGTGATTTGTTCCATATTCAACCCAATTGTTTTGAATTGTTTTAACCACTTCTAATTGATTCATACCAACTAAATCCTTTTTAAATTTAGCATTCTTATTAGCCATTACTGGAATATACGCCACATAATCTGTTTTATTAGAACTCCATACAGATTCTTCAATCAAATATGAATGTTCTTCATTCAAATACTTACCAATTTCAGATTGTTTATTAATTTGCATTACCCTAAAGTATCTTGGAGCATGATCTCCGTGACAACCAGAAGGTGATTTTAATAAAACTGAAGCATTTCCAGAAGGTTTAACACAAGTTGTTCTCGACGCTGGATTAATACCTATAATTTCAGCCAACTCCTGATTTACTTTTTTAACGATTTCAGCACCTTTTCTTTGAATTTCAGGATTCATCATAATATGTGGATTAGCCATCCAACCTGTAAATGAACAACCTAATAAAGCCTCTCCCCTGAAGATTGATTCTGTTATATCACCTAAATATGGGAAATCAGCATAACCAGCTTGCAATGTACCTAAGATAGCTAAAGACTCACACGCCTCATAAAACTTATCTTCTGTTGTACACATACCACCATTACCCTCAGTTAAATTACATCCTTGAAACCCATATTCAGTTTTACCATTAATTTCAATTTGAGGGTATAATCCAATTTCAACACAAGGATTAGTTACTTGATCTTCATCATCCACAAAATAGAATCCCGGTTCACCAAAATCTTTGATTGATGTGAAAATCCTATTGAATTGTTCTTTAGTTGTGGTATTTCTATTAATTACCGCCGAATTATTTGATCTACCTCTTTGTGGGTTTTCATAATACCAATTACCAACCTTAGCATTCATCATTTCATCATCTTCCGGTGAGAATAAACAAATTGTCGCACTTCTTCTAACACCACCTGATAATACAGCATCTGACATATACATAATAAAGTCATAAGCCATAATAGGTTTCATTGAATTAACACCCTGATTTAAGTTCCTTTCAATTAATTCTTCACTCTTTAAAAGTGACTTTCTTAACCCCTCAGGTCCAGGAGCTTTAAATCCACCACTAATCATAGCACCCTCAGGTCTAATTAAACTTAAATCAAATCTAATTTCATACCCTTGATATTCAGGAAATGGTGTTTCAGCACCATCTACTACATATGAAGATATTAGAATACCAAAAGCATCACTCCATCCTTCTATTGAATCAGGAACTATAAATGTTTTTGTTCCTTTAGTTCTTTTTGTTAGATTAGGTAAATTGTTAATGTGTCTATGTTGTACAGAAAAACCCACACCACAACCACATAATAACAAATACATTATCTCTTGGAAACATTTTACCCTATTTACGTAGGTACTGGTACAATTATACATTCTAGCATTATGCCTAATAATCGGATCACCTCCAAATTGTAATGCCCTTTGAGAACCCAATACTAATTTATCTTTATAAGCCCCTTCAGCCTTATTAAATAATTCAATAAATCTCGGGTTAGTTAAAAATTGTGAATATTTAACTTTGTGCATACCCATAACTCTTTCAACCGAATCTTCCCAAGTTTCAGTCCTATTTTCATCGTCAATCCACCTTGAATAATCTAAATAATACTTTAAATCACTCGCTAATTGAAGTCCATTCTTACTCATTTTTTTATCGTTTTTTAATTTTTTTATTGTTTATATAAATATGTTATTTTTTAGAAAAATACAAGGGAAAATAAAAAATCCCCCAATTATTTTTTAAAGAAAACCTAATAAAATCAATATTAGTCACTTATAAATAATTAAGGGAAAATATTTTTTACCTTAGATGGTTTCTTCATCACCTGTAACTTTTTCTTTTTGTTTTTTTTGTAGGATATCGTTAACCCTATTTCTTTTCTTCTCTTCTTTTTTGTTCTCAACACCTAAAAAAGTAAGTTCTTCAGTACTATTATCAGTATCAATTTGTACTGAACCATTATCAAATAATGCGTTCTCAAATACAACACCAGCAGGTCCAAATCTGTTCTTCAATATTGACATATTAGCCCTACCATTTTCTTGTTGTTCCATTGTTCTACCAATAGAATATAAAAAGTGAGCAAATTGTGATTTTTTAATTGA